ACCTGTTTCGTAATTGTTATTAAACCAAATGTTATATCTTCTTTCATCACTCAATTCGTATTCGTAATAAAAAAGTATACCTAATGAACCATCCATCTTTTCATAAACCTCAAAAGTTTCATTCGGTAAATCTTCGGGTTTATATTCTTCGTAATTAAAGAATTTCTTGAAGGGTCTTGCAACGATGTCACCTTTAGAATTAGTAACCAATCCGCGACATTGGATTGTAACATCGTCCCACAACTTTTCATATTGAACTCTTGGACCATAATTCCAAATAGTTAAATCGAGAGTTGGGTGAGTTTGTTTATGTAACAACCCATCTTTATGATATTTTTCTAATGTCTCTAATTTCATTTGTCAACGTTTAACATATCATCTGTGTGATGGTCATCTGCACCAAGTTCTGAACCTATTTCTCTTTTCTTCATATCGTTCAATATCTTCTTCAAATCATATGGTGCGAACTCAAGGTTACCATCCATACCAACATCCATTCTACGTCCATTACTATACTTTTTATGGTTAGGTAAGTGACAGTGTCCGTGAAGATGAACACGTCCTTTACGGAGTCCATTCCACGATGATATTGGATAGTGACACATTTCTATTGTTTCACCTTGGTATGAGAATTGTTCGAACCAATTAACACTTAGAAATTTATTACGGATATCGTCTCGGTTTCTCTCGATATGGTGGTCGTGATTACCTAAAACTAAATGAATATTCTTACAGATTAATCTGTTATAGAATTCCTCTATTTGTTCAAATCCACCAAACGACCAGTCACCCAAATGTATTAATACATCATCTTGACCAACTAATTCATTGATGTTGTTTACAATTGCAGAATTCATTTTATCGATAGTTTCAAAATCTCTTGTTTGTGCTATCGGTATTGAACCATCAGGCATTCTCCATTTGGTAGTTCCGCGACATATATTACTATGGTTATAATGCGTGTCGGATGTTATCCAAACCTTTATATGATTATCTATCTTTATCATCTACGTAAAAATACATATTATTATTGATATTACAAAATATCAAAAAAAATCCCCGAAAAAATCGGGGATTAAAATTATAATTTAACATTGAATCGGTCTCTCATTTGTTCAACCTTTTCATCCGGTACCCCGTGTACGTTTTCATTTCCGTGACGATTCTCAACCACAAGAGTGTGAACACGATACTTGTATCTTTCGGCAATTTCAAAGTACTTCTCCATTTCCCATTCCTCGGTAAATGTATTTGCAACAACGATTCTACTGAATTCATTTTTCATTCTCTCAGCACATTTCAAAAGACAATCATTATGAGCCTCTTTCAATTTTGAACCGTCGAAATTGTAAATTCCTTTATCGGACATAAAGAAGTTATCCGCCGATAAAACATCGGGATTATCACCTCTTACACATCTCAAAATAACCTCACCTACCGTGGTTTTTCCTGAACCAGGTACCCCTCGTAGTAAGATTAAATCACCAACATATTCTTTATCTTCCATATTGTACATTTTTATAAATACCCTACAAAGATATAAAACTTGGTAATTCTAAATCCTTATCTGATACTCTTTTTTGACTATCCGGCACTTTCCAATCAATTTTTAGGGTTTCATCGTTGTAAACGATTCCACCTTCGGACTCCTTATTGTATTGATTATCAACCTTATATTGAAAGATTGCGTTAGTACTCAATACCGAGAATCCGTGAGCACATCCCCTTGGAACAAAGAGTTGTCTATTCAAAGACCAACCCAATTCTACCTTAACAACCTCACCGTAGGTTGGGGAATTCTTTCTAATATCCACCACAACGTCCAAAACACGTCCTTGTGTACACGTTACCAACTTAGCCTGTTCATACACACCCTTTTGAAAATGAAGTCCTCTAATGGTCCCATAATGAGAATATGACATATTATCCTGAACGAACTCAACATCATACCCAACATTTCGATTAAAGTCTTCTTTATTGTACGGTACCGAGAAGAATCCTCTTTCGTCGTGAAATGATTCGTATGTGATAAGAAAACATCCATCGATGTCTGTCTTAATAAATTTCATTATTACTTTGTTTTATTTATTGTTGAGTGATGAGGTTTCATTGGGAACTCAGGTTTGTTTTTCTTTCTGGTTTTCACGAAAGGTTCATCGGTCTTAACGCCATCGAATTGTTTTGAGTTTCTTTTTTTCTTTGGTTTCAATTCGTCAGGATTGATGTAATCAAGTTCGGTTTCTCCGGGTTCAATATTCATTAAACCATCAACAAACTTATCCATATTAATGTAGTAGTAAACAAACATTAAACTAAACAAACCAAGTACTCCCGATAAGATATTGAGAATTGTACTTGATGCCGTTAGTCCTGGAAATACAATGAATGTAAAAATTGCGAACGTTCCGAAACCAACAAAGATTGGTGAAGATGTTTTCTGTGAGAAAACTTTTTTAAAAGTGTCTTTCATAGTTAGTAAGTTTTATTAAAATATATTAAATAAATTTGGAATTTCCAAATTATTGTTCGAATTTTTTATATGTCATCCCATAAAATCCGTAATTGGTGATTACCGATTCTTTGTCTCCCATTGAAACCGCAACTTCTTCTGTTGGGAATATTGCATCGACAGGACATTCGGGTTCACAAGCACCACAATCAATACAGGTGTCGGGATTTATGTATAATTGTTTATCGAATAATTCCTCCTTCGACATCGTAGAAATCTCAGAAGCAATTCTATCAATATGAATTGGTCCATTGATGGCATCCACGGGACAAACGGATACACAACTGGTGTCCAAACAATTAATACATTTCTTTCCAATAATATATGACATATAATAATTTTAACTATCGAACCAAAAGACAAATCGAGGAACCATACCACGATTATCCAATGATTTCATTATATCTAATACAAGATGATAATCGGTTCCAACAAACACATCCTCATCTTCATTCTTTAACATCTCCTCAATTAACATTTCATATTCATTTAATGATAACCAAGAGTGTGAATGATTATATTCATCATCCCCATTTGCTTCTCTAACTTCAAAACTTAGGTTACCTTTTGGTAATCCTTTTGGTCTCACACCAAATTCTAATTCAGGGTTGTATCTAACTTGACCATCAGTTAAGTAACCAAATAAATTATAGTTTCTACCTAAACTAAGTTCTTCTGAAACCGCATTCCATTGTGGTTCATCTCTTTTGTCATCCTTACTACGATACTCAATAAATCCGTGAATGTCACAACCCATAATTCATTTTTTTTGATTGGTAAATTACTTTATTCATTATATTCGTTTCTTTCTTTATTACTTCATTAAAGAATATCCAATCATTTGGGTATTCCTTTTTTAAATTATCTAACAATTCTTTTTTTGTTAAATAAATTCTGTTGTATTCAAAATCATACTCTTTTTTATTGTGTGGGAATTTCCCGTCGAATAATGTAGATAGATTTTTTAAATTTATAAACTCAAACTTTATTTTACTTTGAGTAATTTCTTTTGATAGGGTACTCCATAGATTTATGGACCAATGTTCCGCTTTATTTTTTTTAAACACTTCAATAACAGGTTTTAAATCTAATTCGTCGAGAGTACGTTCTCTACAATACGTTAAGACTTCAGTATGGAATGCCGTTATGAAATGTTCTTCCGGTTGTCGATAAACAAAGTAATTTGTTTTCTCATTTCCCGTATAGTATTTTGTTAAATCATAATGTGAATCATACTTTGAAAATGCTAATGGTTTAGTATAGTCATAGAGCCATCTTGTCCCACTCTTTAAAGGAGCAAGAACGCTAACACCATCCCCATACCAATACCTTTTTAGTACCATCTTCTCAATACTTCAATTACATCCCAAGCATCTTCCAATGCGTTATGAGTAACGATACCTTTTATACCTGCACGTTCTTTACAAGTTGTTAAATTTGGTAATGACTTATCATTTTTCCAATCAACCATTAAGATTGCTGGGTCTAATACTCTTTGACGAGTTCTGATTAACTTCTGCCACCAAGGTAATTCTTGTAAGAATAACTTATCAAATGTTCCAAAGTTCTTACCCGCAACATTCAATGTGATTGGTTTCGTCTTTCCACCTATTGTAGGATACTCAACGCCATTTATGGTATTAACAAAATCACCGGGTCCTAATTCATATCCGAACCCATTTGCAAAAAGGAAACGATAAAATTCCGCAACCACTTCATCTTCTTTATAAAAATTATAATCAGAATGTGTGTTCATTAAATGTCTAGTCTCATCAGTCCCTTCAAGATATTCACCAATCATTGCAATGATTTCTTTGTTCATCGTGATTGCTCGTGGTGAACCGGCGATTTCATTTTGAAGAACTATCACATTGAACTTAGGACATTCTTCGTATGGTAACTTCTTTTCTGTATCTTCGATGATTGCACCGATAGATAGTACTTTGTGTTTTTCGTGGTCAAGACCAGATGTCTCAATATCAATTGATACGTAAATCATTTTTTATGAAATTAAAGGTGTGAATAATAGATGTAAAAAATATAACAAAAAAAATCAATAATCCAAAATCCGTATTGACTTTTGGGTAAAAAATGATGAACAATCCGGGTGATGCCATCACTAACAGTAGTTTGAGGAATTTACTTGTATTTTTCATAATATTCAATTAAAATACAAATATAAAATATATTCTTGAATAACAAAAAAAAACCTCACAAATGTGAGGTTAATTTTTTTACATAAATAATTGATGTTTGGAATGTAGTTTCATAACGTGTTTACAATCAGGTAGATTGTCCTTTCCTTCACACCATCTAATTGCTAAATTGGTTAGTAAAGATGCATCATCACGAGACATCGAAACCTCACTTTCTTTATTAGATTGGTAGTTTTTCAACATTTCATCCCAAGTATAGTCTTCAACTAATTTTACTACATTTTTAAGTTGTGATTCGGTAATTGCTATTTTCTTCGACATTTTAATATATATTTTTTTATAATATTATGTTAATCAACGTTAGTAACCTCATTTGGTTCAAATAATAATTTCTCAAGGACACTATCAGGGTTAACCTCTAAAATTTTAGAAGTTAGCTCTTGGAATAATTCTAAATATAATTGTTTAAATATGTCCAAATTCTGAATACAATTCATTGAATTTGAGTCCATATCACCAAGTGGGTATGTTACACTCGCTCTAATTGGGTCAAATAAATTTCCTCTTTTAGATGCAAATGTTTGTTGGACTGTTCTAACCGAATTTGTTGCAGTGAATATTGCATTTAATTTATAAACATCACCTGTAACGTTTCCGATAACAGTTAAGTCAGAAATAACATTAAAAGCTTTTTCACCTTTTTGAACCGCTTGTTTATATAATTTTAAAATTGGGGTTAATTCAAATTGTGATTTATCATATGCTCTTTGTTGTGGGTCCCACTTTCCACCTGAATAAACTTGACCAGCATAATTTCTCACCATTTTACTTGGGTCGGGTCTTTTACCTTTTGGTTTTGCACCAGTCTCTAATGACATTCTAAAATCAAGAATTTTTTCAATTGCGTCTTGAATATCGTTATCATCTCTAACAGTATGGTAGTTGAAATATATTTCGGGTCCACAAAACTTAGATTCTTTTTCTCTGTATGGAGATAAAATATTAATGTTTGATGTTGGTTCGGTAAAAGTTGATTCCCCTTTTAATTCAGGAATTCCACATTTATCTAAATGTGTTATTATACTTTTTTGATTAAAGAACGCATTAATTAATGGATTAACAAGTGTTCTTTTAGCCATAGAATCATTTTTACTTAATCCAAGTCTTTCTCTTACTTTGGCTCTTTGTTCCTCATCTTCTTTATCCCAACCAAATTTCTTTTGTCTAGCAGCCAATTTATCAATTCTTCTATCCACCTTTACCTCTGTGTCAACAGGACCTTCGTAACTTGTACCATACTTTGGTGTCCTTGGTGGGAATTTAAATGTATTGATTACATTATCACTTCCATCAATCTCAACATATCTTGTTTCTCGTTTTCCATTTTCCAAATTAAGGAATGGTACTAATCTGTGTTCTAATGGACCGGTTCTCACCGTATGAGACTTAATGACGCCCGGTTCTAATTGCTCACCCGTCTTTGAATCAATAGCATTTACAGGAATTCCTCTTATAGAATCCACGTTAAATGTCATTTGTTGAGGTAATTCAGAGGGTGCCCACATAGCATTGAGGGCCATTTCCGATAACTCATATCCTTGAACCTCTTCAAGTATGAGTCTAGATATAAATTCTTTAGTTAAAAATTCCATTATGTTTTGGTTTTATTCTATAAATATACCAAAACGTACTTTAATTCTTTATATTAGTAAAGCTATAGGAACTTTATTTCTTTTTCTTAAATAGGTCTGATAGTTTTTTACCCGGTTTTAGGATTCTACCAGTTTTTTCGTCCATCGTAGGAGCTCTGTAGATTTCAAAAGCGGTCCATAGACCTACTACTATCATACCAATTCCAATGTAGAAAAACATAGTTATTCGGTTTCGTGATTAAGATAATTCTCGTATTCGAGTTGGAGGTTTTTGTGTTTTTCGAAGAAAAAGTCTCGTGTGAGTTCGTGTCTACCCACTTCAATAGACATAATGAATAGTTCATCGTGTAAACTATCATTTTTCATTCCGAGCTCATTTATTGTGGATTTTTGCTCTTCGATAGTTGATATGTTATTGTTCCACATAACTGTTACCCACAATAAGGTTAATGTTAATAACACAACAACACCTTTTAATTTAGTTTCTATTTTCATAGTTATTTAATTTTCCAAAATTGCCACCATTTTTTCTCTTTAGGTGGTAAACATTGTGAGAATGGGTTATCACCGAATGACACCTTACCATAGTATTTTGATGTCAACATATTTAAAAAAACCTCGTGGTACTTTTCAGGTATCGTACTGAAGTCCGCGGTTATTTTAACATCCAACGTTATGTCTTCAGTATTGTCTGTCAGAAGTATTGTGTTTCTTAATTCGACAGGTTTTGACGTGGTCACACCAATGTGGTCACCTTGTCCTATGTGTCTTAAATCGAAATTATTCATAAGTCAAATATAAGAATATATTTGATAAATCCAAAACAATATTGAAAAAAATTAAAAAATAATTAAGCCATACTGCTAACAATCTTCTCAATCTTTCTACCTCCTTGAGCTATTAAACTGTTAGCAGAGGCACTTGACGAACTCCAATTTTTCCTTGTATCAACAGCAATTCTTAACAATTCTTTAGGGTCAGTTACCCCTTCCGCAACTTTTTGATTTATAACCTTTGCAAATCTTTGAAACCAACCTGGTCCATTCCATACAGCATATGCAAAATTAAAGGTTAACCCAACATCAGACATTACAATTTTTCTAGCATCTTCGCTCATATATCTACCTAAATAATCTTCAAAATTAGGTTTCATAATCTCAGCAATTTTAGCTTTTAATTGGGGAGCTAAACTACCTCCCATATAATTCCAAGGCCATTTTTGTCTTGCGTTTTCCGCATCAATAAGTGCCCAAAATTCTCTACCTGCAGCAGTTGATTCAGTCTTACCTGCTTTTCTATCCATCCCGAACATAGTCTCGCCAGATGCCCCATATCTCGAATCCTTAACCCTACCGTCTTGTAACATATCAGGATGATAATATCCACCTTCAAGGTTGTCCACAATAATGTCAATAATTCTATTAAAGTCAGTTGCTGCAACACCTTCTAATGAAACGTTTGCACCACCACCTCTTAAACCAACTTTAGAAGCATTAGTTAATTTTGATATATCTTCTTTTGTGATATTTTTAAGTTTAAGAAGTTCAATCATTTTAAGTAACATCTCCTTTGATGCTTTAACCATTGATAGTGATGATGAACCACCAGTGGATGATGAACCTCCGGTTGCATTTGTTAATCCTGCCGCATAATCCGCTAGGTTACCACTTGAAAGGGCGACGTGAACGTGAGATGGCATACCCGGTAGAGTCATAATTTTACCAATTACATCACCCTCTTTAACACTATCTCCTTTTTGTACACTACCTTCAATATGTGTGTAGAATACATCGGGTTTACCGTCAGTACTTTGAACTTTTATTTGGTCCCCATAGATTTTCTTAACCCCTCTTTTCTTCATCGTACCGTCACCCTTAACGAATCCAACAACGGTACCATTAGTTAAAGAACGAACGTCAGTACCAACAGGTGCTGCGACATCCCAAGCATTATTATTCGCCCAACCAGGTGCACTATGTGTACCTTGACGAGGTCTACCTATAATACCTGAACTTGAACCTACTAAACTAACTGCTTCGTTAACGGTTGTGCCTGATTGAGTATTGGTGCTACCTGATGTTACATAATCTTTTGTAAACTTTTGAACTGCAGCTGCAGTTTCAGGACCAAATAAACCATCAATACCATAATTTGGTAATTCGTATCCTAATAATTTTAAACCGATTTGCATCGATTCAACCTCATTTTTAAATGATATTGAACCTTTTTCTTGTTGAGTAATTCCTTCACCAGCCGCAGCCTTCTCTAATGTTTCATAGAAGTTAGCCAGGTCATCCTTCACAGTGTCTGCTTTCTTTGGGTCAGCGTTGTTTTGAGTTGTACCTGTAGTTGAAGCTACTTCCATTACCTTACCCAATAAATCTTCCGATAGTACTCCGTAAGTTAATGTATGTATTCTTGTAATCTCCTCAAGTAATGTTCTTTTCATAATAATATAAATATGCAAACATTACAATTAATACCCATAATGAGAATCCATATTTCTCTTATGTTGTTGTTTAGGTTTTTCAGGTTTCCCGATATTCCAATCTAAGAAATCTTCCCCTTTATAATCGGGGTGATTCTTTTGCATATAATCAATACCTCTCACCCAAAAAAATGCGATGATTGCTGCCAATCCAAAACTGCAACCAATTCCAATTAAATAACTTTCCATCATTTGTTTTCTGTTAAGTAGTTTAAAATTTTCTCTTTAATACCTGATTGTTTTATCCCCTCAGTTCTTCTAGTTGTTAGAACAAAATTGGTTAATCCCCAATCCATTTCCATATCACCCCACGATTCGTGAACTTGGGAGATACCCATATTCAAATCATCAACTGCAACCCAATGAGTAATCTCAGGATGGTCGTGTAGATACTGAGTAATTTCAATTGAACGCTCCTGTTCTAACATCCATCTTGGTGACCACGCAAATGTGTGTTCATTATAACAAGTGCAATCGGATACACTTTTGGTGAATCCTATCGGTTTCTTTATGATTCCTTGTGATTCATAATACTCACCCATCTCCTCAACATTTGCCCACTTTTTCCAATCAGACGAAACGACAATTTCAGCATCGGTTTCTTCCAATATTTCATTTAATACTCCGATAGCTTTCTTATTAAAATTATCAAATCTCGCATCGACCGGTAAAGATTGAACAGATTGACTCAACTTGCGTTTTGCCTTTTGTTGTTTTTTAACTCTACCTCCCCACTCAGTTGATAAACATATCACACCATCGTGGTCAAGAAATATTACCTTCATTTTTCCTTCCTTTAAACATTAATCTAAATGTACTAAAAATTCCCAACAACATAAAAATTTGTACGGGCCAAAATGGTAAATTATGTAACTCGTGTAACATCCAAAAGATGTTCATAAAAACCCAAGACATCAATGTTAGGTTACTTTCCCTACCATTCTTTTCCTTTATAAAAATATAAATTGTGATGATTGACGTAGGGATAACCATAAATGTTGCCATCCACGTAAATTTTAGGCACCAAAATATATCTTTAAACAACCACGAAATTACGTGAATTTCTTGTATATTCCAAATTATTTTAGGATATCTAGTCAATATATTCTGGTTGGGGTGTCCATTTACCTTCAGATGTAATGGCTGGAGAGTTATTTCTATCAATCATAACCCACTCCGCCTCAACAATTCCCCAAGGTTCAAACTGCTCCATAACGTCTTGTAATGTGAAACATTTACAACTGTAAATGTCAAATTGAGCCATTGCGGGTTGGTGGTGGTCCCAAATATGTATCGATGAGTGTGATGTTGCTAGAGTTACTGTACCTGTTAAACCTTCATTACCCGGAAAGTCTACATAGACACTTGTTGGTCCACCAACAACCTCCATCTTGACTTTGTGAACTAAGTCAATAAACCATTTATTTAAAACTTCTACCTCTTTAGGGGGATTCTTAATCCAAATCTTCATTAAAAGATGTTGGTGGTAGGGTTCAAACTTTTCAATCATATATGTCTTTTTACATTACATATATATAACGAAATTTGTATTTTTATAAGAATTTTTTAAAATTTCTAATAAATTCTTTTTCGTACTTTTTTAGTTCTTTGGTGTCTAATCCGTTATATAAACCGGTTGACATAAACGCATTAATCTCATCATCAATAATCTTCTTATCATCCACATATCCCATCTTCGTTAATTTCTTTTTTAACTTTTCGTAGTGAGATGGTTTTATGTTATTAATAAGTTTATCAACCGATTTTTTATATGCTTTATTAGTATAATATAATCCGTGTGCAATTTCGTGGTCTAAAGTTTTCAGGTCTTTACTACTGGCACCAATCAAATACCAATCACATCTTGTGCCACTATTCTTTTCCATTGAGTCATTTGCACAATAGAAATAAATGTCGTTCATAATATGGTCGTATTCGGTTTCTTTATAAAAAGTATCCACTCCTCTTTCCACTACATTGCTTGGGATGTTATAACCTGACCAATCTTCAGGATATGTGAATACCCTCTTCTTCCAAGCACTTTTATAGAATCTCATATACTCCATCCAACTGAATTTTTTACCTCTAAATTCTTTATATGGAGATTCGTAAAATTCTTGATAACGGCAAAATAACATTGCTCTGTCATAGTCATCATCGACTAATGCACAATAAATTCTTGGTTTAATTTCTTTAACTTTCCCTTTGACTAAAGGATGTTTAATTTTCATTATATAAGTAAATTTGTGATGTCGTTACCATCCTTATATATGTCAAGATACCCCACGACTTTGGGTATCTTATTATTATTCTCAAACTCAGTTGTTTTCGGCATCATACCAACAACCCATTCAGGTTCTTCAATCTTTTTTAGATTGAATGAAAAAATACCTCGAGGTGTTGAGTTGATGTAATATACGGACCCTTTTTGAATTAGGGAATCCCATTTTATTTTTTCTATCAATAAATCAGAATAATCCGCTCGTCTACATTTTAACTCATAGATTTTTTTTCTTTGAGTACTAAACGCGTCCGTCGGATTATACTGGTCAGTCTTTTCCAAATCAGGAATCAACTTAGTTTTAAGAAGATTAAAAAGTTTTTCTTCGTTTAAATTGATAAGAAGTCTTTTCTTTTCAATTGATAACATTAACGCAAATGTTTGAATTTATCTCCCAAGTTATTGATGAAGTTTTCTTCTTCAATTGAAAGTAAATCTCTACACTTAGCTAACTTATTAAGACTGTCCCAAAATCTTTGGTCATTGATGTTTGGTCTGCGAACACCATTGTTTCTACCAGTAGTTTCTGTGGAGGATTGAATATATCCATCTTCTTCTAATATCTCAATTAGTCTATCTCTTTCACTTTTACTACAAGCATCGATAAATTCACTTGGGTCGATGTCAATTTCGGTATTAAATTCCGGCATACTATTATTTTTTAGTTTCTATCAAAATGGATTTTAATGAATCCGCTTTCTTTAAATCCACTTCTTTAACAATGTTAACATTTTTCTCAGCTCTTAATTTAGCTAATTCTTTTTGTTGGAAGAAACAGATAATCAACAAAGCAATTGCACCACCCATTGTGATATTCTTTTGATTATTTTTAATAAATTCTATCATACTATTTTTTTTATAACTCTTCAACAATCCCTAGCAATTCCGCTAATCCCAATAGGATTGCAGTGTTACCAAATTGCTCGTTAAATAAAAACCAACAAGCGGTTAATCTTAACACACTCTTGAATAAACTTATCCAAAAATGTGAATTACTTTTTGATTCTTTTGGCTGCATTTGTTTTCTTTTTAAAACTTTTTTTCAATGTATAAATTATCTCATCAACCTCATTGACTGCCATCCCAAGACCAAGTGAAACTTCACTTGATAGTTGGAAATTTTCGTTATCTCCAAGTTTAAGATATCTTAAAGATTCTTTACGAAAACCTGATGCTTGTCTTTTAAGGTCTTCTTTTTTGTTTCTTAACTCCGCATATACTTTGTTAAGAGTTCTTTGGTCGTAAGTAAGTGCTTTCATAATAAAAATATATTAAATTATTTTGAAGATTCCAAATAATTGTGAATAAAATTTATTCTTTGACCAATCCAATACATAACATTAACTGTCATTGAATTACCCACTGCACCTTTTACATTGGAATAACTTGGTTTTTTTCCGTTGATTTCAAAATCTAAATAACCATCGGGAAAACCTTGTAATCTTTCTAGTTCTCTTTCAGTAAATGTTCTGATACCTTTATCATCCACCCAATAGTTTGCGGTGGATACTTTACCAAACCCATCAACCAATGTTCTCGCGTAGGATTTAGTTACCGTACCAGCGAGTTTAATTTGTCCGAGAATATTTTTGGTGTAGTCATCCCTCTTGAGTTTATTCTTTTCTTCAACGCTTTCAAAACATCCTTCTTCAAATAATACTGAGAATGGGACTCTCCAGTCTTTTCCACGATATCCGACAATATAGATTCTTTTGCGTCGTTGGGGAACTCCGAAGTATTGCGAGTCGAAAACCCTATAAGCGATTGAGTAGTTTTCCCCTTGGACAACCCCTTGTTTTTCGATATCTTCTGGTCTGAAGTCAACTCCTGTAAAAGAGGAGATGATTTCACATAAGGCTTTTTTGTGTTGACTTTTAAAAACGCCTTCGACATTTTCCCAAATGAACCACTTAGGTCGTTTTTCTTTAAGAATTTGTCCATAGCTAAGGGCGATTTGACCACGGATATCATCCATTCCTTTGTTGAGTCCTGCATCGGAAAAAGATTGACAAGGCGTTCCTCCGACCAATAAGTCGAATTTTGTTTTTTTGTACGTTTCATTCGTGTTGAGTTTAGTAATGTCAGTAAATAAAGGTGTGTTTGGATAGTGATGTGATAGAACTTGTTGTGGGAACTTTGCAAAGTCACATACACCTTTACATTCCCAACCAAGTGGTGACCAAGCTACAGTTGCCGCTTCGATTCCACTACAGACAGATAGGTATTTCATTGTGTTATAGTTTAGTTAAACAAATCTAACAATAAAAAAATAAAATTGAAAATTTTTTTGAAATCTTTTAAAAGATATTGTATAATTAACTGTAAATCAATTAGTTATGATTTCGTATTTTTCTTTTTTCCACACCAAATATGGATATTCTTTCAAACGTTCACATAAAATTTCCATAGCATCGTCGAATATTTCTTTGTTTACTGGTGTATTCGCCTTTCCATATGCTTGTACGAATGAACCTCTTCGATATTGTAAGTTAATTCTTTTTCTACCATACGATAATGCAACATAAATGTACAATGCTCCGTGAAAAAATTGTTTGGACATACAGTTCTTCATCAACGTCCCTTCAAGAATAAAATCATCTTCAGATAAAATTACTTTTGGTATGTAAACATTATCACCAAGAACAATTGGTTCTTCAATTGCATTAACTACATCATCTGGTATGTTGTATTTTAATTTATATCCAAGAGACAAATGTTTTTTAAGTAAAGACCATTCACTTATTAAGTAATCAATATCATCGGGTTTCTTTAATTTGATTTTTAATTCATACCCTCTTTCCTCCAAATAATGTCTGAGAGTAAACAAATCGTGAATAACATTGAAGGGACTTTCTAATCTATCATCATCTGACATCCACTTCTCAAGAACCTTTGTTACTGATTCCTTTTCCGCGTCATTCTTACATACGAATGTTTTTCTTGGTGTATTTTGAACATTACATACTGACCACCAATCAAATCGTTTGATATATTCAATATAGTTGTCACCAAACAATTTACAAAGAAAACTTAAACATTTGATATTAACTTTACCATATTTGTTTGATGATAATGCACCCACCAAATACTTTGATTTGATACCATATGAATCTAATACTGCAGGTAGAAACTTGTTGTCGTTTAATTTAAGATATTTCTTTTTTGGATACTCGTCCATAATGTTTAGATAAACATTATCGTGAAATTTAATTCCCTTTTTGTGTAAATGGAAATCAACAATCAAATCAAATAAAGGATTGATTTTGGTTTTCTCATTGTAAGTTTTGTTCTTAATGAATTCATCATCTACATTTGATAGTAATTCATTTTTAATATGGGTAAAGATGGTCTCGGTAATTCTTTTATATTTGACTCCCCAATAGTTTAATCTTTTCTCACCATAGTAAAATCCCCTATCAACTAAATCACACAACTTATCGAAGTTGTTCTTTTTTACTGTTAAAACTGATTTAACAGCTTCACCATTCTTTATACGGTCATTTTGTAATCTATAAGTTACCTGTATATCACCTGTTACCTTATTGATTATTAATTCGTGACAAAACCTTAATTTATTACCATCACCGAGTCTGGTGTAGTTAATATAAAAGTCCGCGTAGTAAACTAATGTGGTATCATCAGAACCGAGTCTTAATTCACAAGTTGAACTTGATTGTTTATTTCTCTCTACCTTTTCTTGAAAATAATGTTCGTGTGTCATCATCTACATAAAATGTAGACAATAACATTTACATTGTGTAGTTAAAATAATCCTAACACATCATCGGTAGGAAGTTTTGTCTTCGTAACATCTATACCATTGATAGTTAATGGGATAACTCTTTTTTCAATTGATTTGATTGAATACTTATATTTTGAAATTCTTCTTTTTAGTGCATCCAATGCATCCTCAAAGTGTTCTGGTGGAGATTGATTACAGAAATATCTTGATTGTGTACAAGTCTTATCTCTAACATCGAACTCATTAGTTACTCTTTCACTACCAATTACACTATCAGCTCTTAATGATACAATTATAGATATTTCTTTATTGGAATATGATGCAACACAATGATGCATATGTGAACCCTCTTCAGAATACTCCATTTCTTGTTTTAATAATACAGGATAGTACATTCTATATTTTTCCATACTTGGGTAGATACCATCTAATTCCCAAACTTTAATTGGTTCTTCAATCATTGAGATTAGTTTCTCGTCAAACACGTATTCAATCACACTACCCTTTTTTATCAATCTATCGAGACGTGACAACTCTAAGTGTTCGTTATGAAACTCTTGCCAATTCTTAGCTCTCAACATCATATCAGGATAATAATCCCTCAACTTTTTAATCATTAAAAAATGGTCATCAATCTGATTTAATTGACTGTTTAAAACGGTATCCATTCTGTGATTGTTTTCATTTACCGTTGCGTACTCATTAAATAATTTAATTAGATTATATTTCTCGGTATCGTTTAAATAAAACGTGTTATCGTATGTGACCTTTTCTTTGTAGAAATTATTAGTGTAAGGTGAAATAGTCTTATCAGACATATCTTTACAAAAAATATCAACATTAATATTTGATAGGTACTTGAACATTTCCTCACCGAAATATCTTTTTAATCTGAATAGACTTATAATATCAATATCAGGATTTTTATGTAGAAGTTTAATTGTTTGTTTAGATTTAATTCCTAATCTATCTAATATTGCAGCAACTAATTTATTATCGTTCTTTTTAAGAAAGGGTTTTGTTGGGTAACAAAACGTAATTAAATTTCTGTAGTTATCAGGTGTTTTGATACCTTTAATCATCACGAACAAGTCGATTAAATTGTTATATATCCATTGGTTAGAATCTTTTTTCACACCATAATTTGGTTCTATTGTTTTATGGTTTTGAAAGGTATTAAAGAAATGATATAATGTTTCAAAAAAAACCTTATCACTAAATTCTTCAGATAGTTCTTCTTGTATCTTTATTGAACTTTTAAAATCGTTATTAGTGATAAACTTGTCTACCCTACTACCAAAATGAGTTAATAAAGAATCTAATGACATCCACAAATTACCAAAAGTATTCTTTCTGGCTTTCATTGTGTTTGAATTGTAAGCCTTCTCAAATGTTGTGATATCACCTGTCTTTAAGTTTAAACAAATTCCATTGATGGTCGTTGCTTTTTTGAAGTACTTACAATTTACAAATCGTTTCTTTGTTTGAGAATACAATTTAATTGTTAATTTATCTCCGTTCTGTACTATTGACCTTTCGTAATAATATGTTTCAATAGAACTAAATGCTCTACCGAAGTGCCGTTTTATTTGTCTATCATTTTTCGTGTAATATGCACCATCTTTTTTGAAGTATCCATTTAACCGTACATTAACACCAGTAGGTTCGGGAGAATAAAAAAACTTAGTATTCTTTTTTCTCATTTCCTCCCTATTCTCAAGTTCAAGTGTGTGCCAACCGTACGAACGTTTGAATATATTCTCCGTAGATTCCTTGCTGAAATCCCAATCTTCTACTTTGAAGGTATTAAATGCATTGTTTTTAGGTTTTTCGGATAATTTACAATAATCCCTGTATGGATGAATTTCGGAGAAGGAGTACCTCTGAACAAGAATTTCTTTTCTCATATGAATGTTTTATTAGTAGAATTCAAATATAGGAAAAAAACTGGAATATCACTATTTATTTAAAAACTTTTATATATATGGCAAAGTCTAAAGGAAGTTCTACATCAATGAAGGTATCATTTGGTAAGAAAAGTACGGGTAAAGCACGTAAATCTTATGGTCCAAAAGACCAAAAACCAAAGAGATACAAAGGTCAAGGACGTTAATCTTCTTCGTATATTGGATATATGTGAATTGGTGTGTACTCCCCAACATATGCGTTTAGTATGTTGAATTCAACCCATTCGTAAGCATCTTCGTACGTAAACTCATTTATCCTTTGAGTTTCGGATATCAGTTTATTAATATCATAGACTGCCCTACCTTCCTGTGTAAAACCGATAATGGCCAAGTCTAACTCGTCCCATAGAATTGCGTCAGGATTAATTTCCGATATTTTTTCTCTTGTTATCATAATCTACCCGCTCCTTTATATGATTTTTTATATTTTGGTTCACTTAAACTACTAATCTTAACACCCTCGGCTTTATTTGCTGCGTGGACAAATTTATCATTACCAATGTAAATCCCACAATGCCAACCACTTGGACTAATTCGACTATTAAAGAACACGATGTCACCAATAATTAAATTAGTCTTAGATATTCTATTAGTTTGTGACCATTGTTTATATGCAACATCTTTTAATTCTAATCCGTAAACATCACGGTATAATCTTTTAGTGAATTGGGAGCAATCGATACCCTTCTTCGTTTTACCACCTAATTTATATGGAATACCAATCCACTCATTAATGAAATTATCTAACTTAGGTGCTTCTTGTGTTTCAATATGTTTAACATAGTCAGAGAATTGATTCTGACTAAATGCTGATATTGTTAATAGGGTTAAAAGAATTATTAACCATATTATTTCTTTAAATTTTTTATTCATATTTTAATTACTTAGTGGTGCTTTTATTGGTGGGTGACATTCATAACCGTCTATAATAAATTGGTGTGGTTGTGATTCTTTTATGTAGTCTCCAAACGAATCTAAATGATGTTCGAAATGTGCCAAAGGTATTGGACTAAACTTTAATGTTGGTAAATGTGTATATGGTTCTCTGTCTATTTGCTCTTTCGCCTGTTCGATATGGTTAGAATATAAATGAACATCACCTAAGTTACCAATTAATTCATCTGGTACCATATTAACTTCTCTTCCTAATATTTCTAATAACAAACCATAGGATGCGATGTTGAATGGTAATCCTAAGAATGTATCTACCGAACGCTGATTCCACATTAATGAGATTGCTCTTTTAGGTATATTATACACTTGTAATTCCTCACTCAATCCTCCACCAAATGGAACAATATCATCAACCATCAGTTGGAACTTATCTTCCCCGACTTTCTTCTTTAATAAATCCCATCTCTCTTCACCGGTTAATTCTCTCGTGTAAACTTGAAATCCATAATGACAAGGTGGAAGAACCATTTGGTCTAATTCACCTACATTCCAAGCACTAACCATCAATCGTCTTGAATCAGGGTTTGTTTTAAGGTCATTGATTAGATTTTGAATTTGGTCTATACCATTAGTTAACCAATCTTCTTGATAGTCCCAACTTGTGTCAAATGATTTCCAACTCCTCCATTGTTTACCATATATTGGACCTAACTCACCCCATCGTTCAGCAAACTCATCATTCGTTTTTATTTTATCAATAAACTCTTCTTGAGTTAATGGTGTTAATTTATCAGAATCACTAAACCACTCTTTTATGTGTGGTTGCATTCCCATTATATCACCACATTTATATCCATCAATAACGTCATTAATTTTTTTAGTATAGTTCTTAAACGCATCACCATTCCAAATGTTACATCCATTCATTACCAAATACTTGATATTAGTACTCCCACTTAAGAACCAAACCAACTCAGTTACCATTGTCTTCCACGCCATCTTCTTGGTTGTTAACAATGGAAATCCTTGTGACATTCTGTGTCTTATTTGACGACCGAATACTGATATGGTACCAGTACCCGTCCTATCGGTTTTAACAACACCATTATCTAAAATGTCCTGTAATAATTCTTGATACTTACTATCTAACGTGTTCATAAATGTTCAGTCTTTTTTCGTTTTCTCTTTCCGTTTCGTGAGAATAATGTTCTTTGTGACCAATAATTCTGTGAAATTCTTTATATGCATCTGGACGATAGTTTTTTAAATGGTCTAAACCAAATTCATATTCAAATAATGCTTGTTCATATCTTTTTTCTTTATCATCCCAACCATCTTGCTCATTTTCAATATCAATTTGTAATTGATTAATCACATTTTGTAATGAATCTTCTTTACAAGTCAAATCATATTTCACAGACATATCATCTGGTTTATTTAGTGAGATTGTTAATAAAATTATTATCACAACTATTGTAAGTGAAAGTCTGATGATGGTATTTTTCATATTAATTTATCTTTTAGTAATTCAACAAATATATCAGTTAAAATTTTATGTGCATTCTCACTATAATGTGTATCTATTACATCACCATTACTCTCCGTTTTTATTGTCTCAAGTTTTAGTAACTTGTGCACATTTAAATCAATATTATTGTCAAATGGTGTCCAATGAATTATTTTATTTTTCTTCATTGTGTGATTAATATAATGAATCCAATTATTAACTTCTTTATAATAAATTGGGTTGTCTCTATTAACAAAAATCTCCTCAATTGTGTTTCTTGACATATCGGTATGATGAGTGATGTGATAATCCGTTACGGTACCAGGTACAAACTTAACCCAATCACCATCTTTAGCTGCAAGTCTAAATCTAATCACACTCGACCAACCAATAATAACAATATCATTTTCTTTAATCTTATGTACATTATTACATAAGGTTCCTAAAATAGAATAGTTATCGTACCCACCAACCCCTAAGTTCTCACTTTCAATCCCCAATTGTTCACCTAAAAAATCACAATAAACTTTTGGTAAATAACCTTTGTAATCGATATAACTTTTACCCCAATCAACGTTTGGGTCATATCTCTGTGTATAGCTATCACCAAAACACCACAACTTATTTTTTGTAGTATGCATTTTTTTGTATTTGTACACCCATAAAAAATGTTAACCATCTAAACGATAATCCACACGCGGGTGTTGATATACCGGTTTCAAAAAAGGTTTCTTTATTGTAAAAGAAAACAATTGTTGGTACAATAAACCAATGATGTTTCTTTTTATATATAAAAAAATCAGTAAGGTATTTCGGTTCTTTAATCATCTTTCTTTTTGAAAAGTGGTTTTAATATTTCTTTTGTTTTTTCGTAGTGTACCATCGCGTACCATTTACCTATAACACTACCAATGATATAAAATACTACACCAAGATAGTCACCTTTGAAAAGACTGTCCAAAGAATAATATGTAGAACCCAATGACACTAAACTTGTCCAAACACTATTAAGTAATAAACTTCTTATCTTATTTTCATATGTGTACTTAATCTCCATAACTTTGAAGATGTTAAACATAATTTGAAAAAGTAAAATAAAAAGATAATTTTTAATCATCATCTCCGTAATTTCCTGTTGTTCTTCTTAAAAGTTTATCAACCTCATCCTCCTTCTCTCTCATTTCAATAATTCTGATGTAATATGTTTCAGGTTTGTTAGTTTCCGTTTTCATATTCTTATCGAACCACTTACTAAACCATTTACCTTTATATGCAAGAACTTGACACCTGTCGGCAAATTCATTTGCGTCATCTTGGTCTAACAAACCTTCATCAACAAGTTTTGCAAGTACAATGTCTTTTACCTTGTTGTAATTTTCCATTTCTGCAGTTAAATCAATCATTATCTTCGTTTTTAATTTCTTCTTTTAATTTATTTAAACATTTGTACAATGTGTGTGACTCGGCCAAAGTGTACGCACCTTGACCCTGTAAAGTCTCAATTGATAGTTCTATAATTTTGAGTGCAGTCTCCTTATCCAACTTATCAACCAAATAGGTGTCCAACTCTTGGGATGTCCTATATTCCAAAAAATTATTAAAAATACTTGCCATAATTTAATATTACGAATTTATTTTGAGAAAACCAAATAATTATAGGTATGTCAGTCTTAATTAACAACCAAACATTTCCTGCGGAATATCTATCCCAACCAGACGAACTACAAAGAGGTATGATGGGTAGAGAGTCTCTAAAAGGGTGTATGGTCTTTAAAATGGGTATGGGAACACATTCATTTTGGATGAAGAAGTGTTTAATACCACTTGATATTGTTTTTGTTAATAAAGACAGAATTAGTAACATACATCGTGATTGTCAACCTTGTGAGGACGATTGTGATAAAAGATACAGAGGTATCGGTGACCACGTAATCGAATTCCCTTCAGGAACCTGTTCCAATTTCAAAATTGGTGATAAAGTTAAAATGTATCTTGGGACTCCACAGAATCCTGTTCGATAAAATTATCAACCGCATTTATAAAATCGTACTTAACTTTTGGTTTTACCTTTTCAAATACCCAAAAGTAACTATGGTATTTTCTGGCGTGTTCTTGTTTAGTCCACTTAGTACCAAAACTATTGATTCTCACATTGGAAGTGAGTACAAACATATCTCTTGGGTAGAAACCAATCTGTAACGCCATATTCATTATTAAACAATGGGTAAAGTGATTCTTACCTCCTGATACTGTATCTTGACACTTCATCACCACATATCCACCCTTATCACAGATTCTATATAGTTCCTTCAATGTATTGAAGTAATTGACCTTCAAGTCGTTATATGTTGTGTAACCCTCAAATCTTTTAGCGATAATTGAACTACCTTCTTTATTTGATTTGTAAGAACCTCCCGCAACAACGAAAGGTGGGTCGTACATAATACTCTTCATTGAGTTGTCACCAAACGGTAAGTTCTCAGAGTTAGCCTCCACAACTGACTCATTTACAGGGAATAAATCACTTTTGTATGTGGGGCCTGGTAAGTCTTTCCAAAAATTACCTTTCGAATAGGTACAATCCAAATCGAATCTTTCGATTTTATACAAATCCATTATGTTTCTGATTGCTTCAAAGTTAGATGTGTAAACACTTTTGACTGGTTTAAAGTCTTTTTCCATTTTAAATTAAGTTTTTAAGTTGTGGGTATATGAAATTATCGAATATTATTTTTTGTGATTCATTCCCAAAATGGGAATCCTTCGGTATTGATGGTACATTGTTCTTTTTTGTAAAGTCATCGACCGTACCATAAAGTATACGTATTTTTTTTATCAATTCCAAATAACCTGATTTTTCAGCTAATTGGTGGATATCCTCATACCAACTAAAGAATATGACTTTTTTACCATACGATTCACAAATCTGATGTACTAACAATATTGTATGTAGAATCTTAATTTCAAGATTATATTTTGAAATTATGGATTGTTGGTAGATAAAATCTAAAACTTTATCTGTATCGTACCATTTACTAAATTCAGTTTCAAACGCCTTTTCATTCCTCATTGTGGTGAAGTTAAAATACTTAACACCATTCACGTTTGATGGTGAATGTAATCCCCTTTCATCGGATTTAATCATCGAAACCCCCATCATAGTTCTAGCAGGGTGGGTTAATTGAAAAACGAATAAATCTAAGTCAGGATTATTTTCAATAATATATTTTACTTTCTCAATATTAACTTCATTTGACCCTCCTCTCGATGAGGAATCAATAATTTCCGCGTTTAAGGTTTCACCCATATGATACCACCAAGGCTCTCCTCCGTAATTTCTTGAACTATGTGAACACCCCGTCACACCTATTTTCATATTCACTTGATTTTTAAATTAATCTTTGTTAGATTTTAATAAAATATACTAAATAAAAACAATAAACCAAAATACTTATTATAAAAAGAAAACAATATGGGATGCGGATGTAAAAAAAATAGAAACGTTCAACCACAAAACACACCTCTACCGGTTGAAGTACAAATAAATTTTTCGGAAGAAACTACATCTACCGAATTAGGTCCTGTTACTGAAGAACAAAGTACTCTTATCAATGAGATTGCTAACAAGTTAAGAGAGATTAATTCATCAGAGGAACCTCAATAAAGTTAACAATATCGGACAAAAGTCCGATATTTTTTATCTATATAATATATAAAAATTTATATACAAATATGAAAGCTGAAGTTAAATTAACCAGTGTGAACATTTTAGATGATGTTTATAAAAAATTCAAAATTAAATCAATTGACGGCTCAATTAACCTACAAAAACTCGTGAATAGGTCTTTAGATTTATATACTAAAAGTGAAGATTTCAAAGACAAGATTGACAATCATAACGGATTAGCATCTAGTGGTTCAAAGTTTTAATTAATGAAGAAAAAGATATTATTATTATCTGATGACTTGAGAATGACATCGGGTATATCTACTATGTCGAGAGAACTTGTGTTAGGAACAATTCACAAGTACGATTGGGTACAATTAGGTGCCGCTATTCAACATCCTGAGTTTGGTAAAGTGGTGGATGTGAATCAAGATGTGAGAGAAAGAACAGGTATCGAAGATGCGAATCTTAAAATATATCCTAACCACGGTTATGGTGATATTAATATTTTAAGAACATTATTGGCAATTGAAAAACCAGACGCTATCTTACACTTCACTGACCCACATTATTGGCAGTGGTTATATGATAATGAACACGAGATAAGACAACAAGTTCCAATATTATATTATCACATTTGGGATGATTTACCTGACCCAAAATATAATAGAGATTATTACGAGAGTTGTGATTGGATTGGTTGTATATCTAAACAAACATATGGTATTGTTCATCGAGTTGGTAAAATGATTGATGAGGTTACATATAAACCATTGGAGGATTGGCAAATTAGTTATGTTCCTCACGGAATCAATCCGAAGGTATTCAAACCTTTAGATGAGGTTAGTGATGACATTAAAAAACTAATGTTCGGTGATAAAGAATATGATTTCGTATTGTTTTATAACAACAGAAACATAAGAAGAAAGCAACCATCGGATGTCATCTACTCATATAAATTATTCTGTGATAAATTACCAAAAGAACAGGCAGACAAATGTTTATTATTAATGCACACTGCCGCTGTTGATGAGAACGGAACTGATTTACCTGCGGTGATTAAAGCATTGTGTCCTTATGATGTTAAGTTTACAGGATTAAAATTAGAACAAGATAAGTTAAATGAAATTTACAATCTTGTTGATTGTACCATTAACATTGCAAACAATGAAGGGTTTGGTTTAACAACTGCAGAATCATTAATGGCGGGTACACCAATCATTGTAAATGTAACTGGTGGTTTACAAGACCAATGTGGATTTAATTATAGTGCCGATGACTACATAACATTTGGTACTCTACACGATAAGAAAACACACGGTTCAACATTACACGGTGAATGGGTTCTTCCTATTTGGCCAGCCGCAATTAACTTAAATGGTTCAGTACCTACACCTTACATCTTTGACGATAGAGTTAATGATGATGAGGTTGCAAATAAAATCGCCACTGTTTACTCTTGGAATAAGGAGGAAAGAAAGAGAAGAGGTTTGTTAGGTAGAGAATTTATGATTGAGAATTTATCTTCAGACATTATGAATAACTCATTGATTGAAGGTATTGAAAGAGTTTTTGAAAACTATAAACCAAGAGAAAGATTTGAATTATATAAGATAGTATAATATGAAACCATTTTTATTATTTAGAGGACCGGTAAAAACAAGAAGTGGATATGGAGCACATTCAAGAGATTTGTTACAAGCACTATACGAAATGGATTTGTTTGAGATAAAGATAGATAGTTGTATGTGGGGGTCAACACCAATGACTGCGTTGGAGAAGGATAATCAATTTCACAAATGGATTGAGTCAAATATAATTAACCCTGCCGGTGTTACTTCTGATTTCTATGTCCAAGTAACTGTACCTAATGAATTTGAAAGGAGAGGTAAGTTTAACGTAGGTATAACTGCAGGAATCGAAACTACAGTTGCACCTAAAGAATGGATTGATGGTTGTAATAGAATGGATTTAGTTATAACAACATCAAAGTTTTCAAAAGAAGTATTGTTATCAACAGTATACAATGAGAACGAAAACAACACAGGGAAATTAATTAAACAACACAAGATACAAAAACCGGTTGAGGTTCTATTTGAAGGTGTCGATGTTACTACATTCAACAATGAATATAATGGTATTGATTTGGATATCAAAGAAGATTTCGCATACTTGTTTGTTGGTCATTGGTTGAAGGGTTCACTCGGACAGGATAGAAAGGATGTGGGAATGATGATTAAATGTTTTATGGAATCATTCAAAGACGTTGAGGATAAACCCGCACTTGTACTTAAGACTTCTTCAGCAACATTCTCAATTAAAGAACGTGAGAATATGAGAAGAAAGATTGAAGAGTTGACAAACGGATATGATAATCCTCCATCTGTTTATCTATTGTTTGGTGAATTGACCAATCAAGAAATGAACGAATTGTACAATCATCCAAAAATTAAGTCAATGGTATCAATTACCAAGGGTGAAGGTTTTGGTAGACCTCTATTAGAATTTTCAATGACAGGAAAACCAATCATTGCATCTAACTGGTCAGGTCATAAAGATTTCTTACCAATGGATAAGGCAATTATGGTTGGGGGTTCGTTGACCGATGTACACGAAAGTGCTGCCGATAGTTTCATATTAAAGGGTTCTAAATGGTTTACCGCAAACTATAATGAGTTCGCAGAAGTGTTAAGATTGGTTAAGAATGATTATGACAAATTCAAAGAAAAATCAGAAACACTAAGAGAAGAAAATAAAGAAAAGTTCTCAATGGAAAAAATGAAAGATGTGTTTATGAATTTGATTAAACCATATACCGTTCAACCGAAAGAACATAATTTGGTTTTACCAAAGCTTACAAAAATTAAGTAATGTCATTTAAATTTTTTAAGGGAAAAACAGATTCATATTTACAATTGGAACCAATGCAAATGTTAACACTTTACCGACCAACATTTCAAAATGTAGAGTTTTGTTTTCAGTTCGGGAACAACGAACCTACGGTATTTGCGACAGGTTCTAATGAATGTACTATTCGTTTGTCTCCAACTCCCGATGGTATTGTGACATTCACAAGTAATGAAGGTTCAACATTTAAATTATTTGCAAGGGAGGTTATAAATGGTTAGTGAATTTAAATTTTTCTGGGGTATACCTAAAAAAGGAAGAGTGTTACGTGTGGATTGGAGACCGGAATTAATAGATGATGGTGTCAATTATACTGATGTTGTATCAGAATTATCAAGAGCACTTTCTGAACAGATTTCTCGTGAAATTGATAACGACATTGTGAATCAACTAACAAGAAGAATAAACGGAGGATATAATCAAAGAGCATAAAATATGATATTAAGTTACGCAATTACAGTTTGTAATGAATTAGATGAAATCAAAAGATTGTTACCTTTCTTAATTGAGAAAAAAGGAATCAATGATGAGGTGGTGATTCTTTTTGATGAGACCAATGGTTCTCCTGAAGTACTTGAGTATTTGTTAGAGTTTAATAAATTACCAAATGTACAAACTTGGAGAGGATTAGATTTTAAAAATAATTTTGCGGATTGGAAGAACAAATTATCTGACTATTGTAAAGGAGATTATATATTCCAATTGGATGCTGATGAGTTGGTTGGTGAAATGTTTATGTTAAACATTAAACCGATTCTCGAAACTAATCCTGAAGTTGATTTATATTATCTATCAAGAATAAACATTGTTGATGGTATAACTGATGAACACATAAGGAAGTGGGGTTGGAGTGTAAATCAAAAAGGTTGGATTAACTTTCCTGATAAACAGGGTAGAATATTCAGAAAGAATTTAAAGTGGTTCGGTAATGTTCACGAAAGAATAATGGGGGCTGAAACAGTTACCTCGTTACCTGATAGTGAAGATTTTTGTATAATCCATCATAAAAAAATTGAAAGACAAGAAAAACAAAATAACTTTTACTTAACATTATAAAATGAAAATATTAATTACAGGAGTAGCAGGATTATTAGGGTCAAGATTAGCAGACTATATCGCTGAAAATCATCCAGATGTACATATAGTTGGTATGGATGACTTGAGTGGTGGTTACAAAGAAAATGTAAACCCAAAGGTTGAGTTTTGGCAAATGAATTTGGTTGAACATCCAATTGAAAATTGTTTTGAGGTTCATAAGTTTGATTACGTCTATCACTTTGCAGCATACGCGGCAGAAGGGTTATCACCATTCATTAGAACTTACAACTATCAGAACAATTTAGTTGCAACATCGAGAATCATAACACAATGTATCAAACACGATGTTAAACGTTTAGTGTTTACATCAACATTAGCGGTGTATGGTCACCAAGACGGTAATATGTTTGATGAGGTTCAAGTACCTAAACCTATTGACCCATATGGTGTTGCTAAGTATGGTTGTGAAATGGATATTCAAATTGCCGGTGAACAACACGGATTAGATTGGTGTATCATTCGTCCTCACAATGTATTTGGAGTTAAACAAAACATATGGGACAAGTATAGAAACGTATTGGGTATTTGGATGTATCAACATATGATTGGTGAACCGATGACAATCTTTGGTGATGGTACACAAACAAGAGCATTTAGTTATATTGATGATAGTCTTGAACCATTATGGAAAGCTTCTCAAGATATTAGAGCAAGTAAACAAATTATTAATCTTGGTGGTATCAAGGAATATTCAATCAATGAAGCTAATGAAATATTAAGAGAAGTTGTTGGTGGTGGTTCTGTTCAATATTATGAACAAAGACACGAAGTTAAACATTCAATACCTACTTGGCAAAAATCGATAGACCTATTAGATTTTGAGTTTAAGACGGATTTGAAGGAAGGACTAACGAAGATGTGGGATTGGGCAAAACAACAACCTGTAAGGGAAAGATTTGTTTGGCCGTTCTATGAGTTAGATAAAGGAATTTATTCATTTTGGAAAAATAAAAAATAATATATGATAAGTGTAATAATGCCAACGATGTTCGTGCCGGATGGTGTTGTCGAATTAATTAAAGAAGTTACTTCACATCCTTTAGTTAGTGAATTGATTTTGATTGATAACACAAATGATGATGAGATTCATATAAAAGAAGAAATACCAAAATTAGTTTATGTTAAAGAAGGTAAGAACACATACGTAAACCCTGCTTGGAATAAAGGTTATTCAATGGCAAAGGAAGATAAGTTAATGTTTCTTAATGATGACATAACAACTGACTGGTCTTTGCTTGATAAAATCCACGATAGCATCACAGAAGAAAAAGGTATTATTGGATTGGGTGATGGTTGTTGGACGGAACCTAAAGGAAGGTTTTTGTTAACACCGATTTATCAATTAATTGGTGGATTTGCTTGTTTGTTTTTTATACATAAAAATTCTTACAGACCCATACCTCCTGAAATAAAGGTATGGTATGGTGATAATTTTTTAATTCACAAAGGACCTAAACAAGCATTTCAAATGTTAAACTGGAAAATGGGTGGACATATATCAAAAACGGTATTAAAAGCTGAGTTCAGTCCTGTTATTAGAGAAGACGGAATTGCTTGGGCGAACGTAATAAGTAGAATGAAATGAGTATATCTTTAGTAATGGCGGTCTACAACAAATTAGACCTAACAAAAAAATGTTATGAGAGGGTTCGTCTGTTATATCCTGAAGCACCATTTGTAATTAGTAGTGGCGGTTCAAGTGATGGAACAAAGGAGTGGTTGGAGTCATTAAATGATGATAACTTATCATTCATACACGATGATGATAGAATAACATTCTCAGACACATATAACGCAGGAATCAAGTTAGTTGATACCGATAAATTAGTATTAATTCATAACGATATGATTTTAGGTGAACACTTTCTTGAGAACTTAGAAACCTTGTTGGATGAGAATCCAAATACTATTATCTCTTACACCACGGTAGAGCCCCCAATATTTAAAGGTCACTTAAGACCAGGTAAAGTATTATTGAATTTAGGTTCTAGTTTTGATGACTTTGATTATTTCCATTTTAACAATTACGTTAATCAATGGAAGGATAGTAAGAATCTATACGATGGTGCAGTATTCTTTATGAGTGGAACTAAAAAAATGTTCGATGATGTGGGTGGCTTCGATGGGTTTAGTTTTGTTCCGTGTTTCTGTGAAGATGACGATTTCTTGGTTCGTGCGAAACTAAAAGGTTATGAACTAAAGACTTGTGACTCTGCAATTGTTTATCATTTTGTTTCGCAGACTTCAAGATTCAGTGATGATATGAGAGTTGACAGAAGAATCATCGAAGTATCATCCAATAGAAACTTTGTTAGGAAGTGGGGAATACCATTCTCAGCATTCAATGAACTAAGATATTGGGAAGAGAAGAACTTTAAGTATAAAACCTTTACAATGGGTTTAACCACCAACAATAGAAATCGTTTTATGGAGATTGAACCATTCTTCGATAAAATCGAAATAGGGACGATTCCTGAGGACTATATTGAAAATGAACAGAAGAATACCCGTTATGATTTAAGGTCGAAATTTACGTTCACAGATAACGTAGATGTGATGATTTATGAAACATCACCATTTGATGATATGGATATTAGAACCTTACATAAATTAAGGTTATCAATACCCTATTATGAGGTAGGGGAATATCAAATTGGTAATATGATGATAGAAATAAGAAAGGAGGTTATTTAACCTCCTTATTTTTTAATTAGTCTAAATAAAACTATATAATTGTCTTTTGTTTTTCCTGCGTTTATCAAATCTTCTTTAGTGATTTCAGGATATTCAACCTCAATTTCTTTATCTAATAATTGAGCATACTCTTTATCAAATTCAAGGTAATCAGGATTCAATTTTTTTGAGATGATGACACCATTTTCATCTTTTTCGAAAATATGCATATTAACAACAATTCTACCATTATTGTCCATCTTACCATATTTGGTTACTAATTCATCTCTTAAGTTATCTACTTTTTTTCTTTCAGTTTCTAAAAATTTTGTAGTTTCGGTCAAATCATATTTTAAGATGATTGGTAATTTTTGATTTATAAATCCTTCATAATATTTTTCACCGGTCTCAGGATTGGTAAATCCGTTAATTTCACTTTCTAATTGAAGTACGTCTTTTAATTTTAATGATATCTTTTCCATAAATTAATTATACTAAAAATTTTCATAAATGTCAATGTTATTCTTCGTCTTTAGGGAATTGAGTTTTCACATCACTAATCGATTGAAACCATTGTCCTGACGATGATATTGAACCATTTTCATTTATTTCGTGCCATAACATATCCAATTGTTCTCCTAAATCAGGGTAACTCATCTTTCTTAGAGCACCATATGGTGGAACGTAAGAAGGGTCAGGATATGGCATATATTCAATGTTATCTTCAACCCAATCTTCTTCAGGTTCCGCATCGAATAATATTGTGTGGATATCACCATTTGGTGATTTATACCTTTTATATTGGTCGATAACCTCCGTCCAACTTTCTTGGGGGGTTTCTCCGTCGAGTAATAAATGAAATACTCCTAAATTGTCAATAAATCTTCTCATATATTTTTAATTTTATTGTACTGGTCCTCCATAATAGTTACCACTATCACTTGTTTGAACCGCAGCAATTATACTTACATTTGATTGTGTCACATCACTTCTAGTTGCATATGCGTTTAATGTGAATCCATTATAATAATTACTACCATTCGCATATGCTCTCAATACTATATATCCATCAGACGCGATATAAACTCCGTGTGCGGACATACCAGGGTATTGATTTCTTAAACCTATGTTGTAAAGGAAACCATTAGTATATGGCATACCTGCGGTACTAATGTGAAAACCCCACGAACATCTGATAGGTGCCGCAACTCCATAATTATAACCAACCGCTTCGAACATCCACATATTATATGTCGTTGCACCAATTAAATTAGTCTTCATATGAATATACAATGGACTACCCGCAGTAGTATTAAAAGTGTAGATGTACTTTTGTTGAAAGTACCAACTACTTACTGAACCTATTCTAAATGGTGGTGTTAATATTGCCATAGTTTAATAATATGTTGCCGCTGATGTTTGAACCGCAGATACTACGGACGTTATGGTTCCATAACCATTTCCTGCGGTATTATACGCATTTAACGTAAACCCACAATAATATAAACTACTTGCATATGCTACAATCACAATTTTGTTATCCGCAGCAACATAATGACTATGTGCGGTTAATCCATCATATGCTGAATTTTGAACATTACCAAAAAAGTAACTATAACAATAAAAATTCCAAGCACATCTAATGGGTGCTGAAGTTCCGTAATTATAACCAACAGCCTCAATCATTATCATTGCATATGACTGATGGGTAATGTTCAATTTCATATGATAATATTGACCACCACCCGACGACAAATTGGCAACATTATAAATTCCAAGTTGTTCTAAGTAACCTCCTTCAGGATATATTCCAGTTCCTTGTAAATTTGCCATTAATAGTAGTTTCCTGCATTATCTGTTTGAACGCTAGCGAGTATACTAACCTCAAAATTATATCCTGTCGGATTTAAACAATATGCATTAAAAATCCACCCACTATAGTACGATGCACAGTTGGCTCTTATGACTACATATCCATCTGATGATGTGTAAACTCCGTGAGCACTTAAACCGCCGTAAACGTTAGATGTTCCAATACTTATTGTTGAATTAGAACCAGCATAAGCGTAAAAACTCCAAGCGGCTCTAATGGCTTGATTCGCACCGTACGCATAACCAACCGCTTCAATAGTACACATAATATTGTTCATATTGATGTTTGTTTTATAGTGAAAATAATTGTTTCCACCATAATACCTATCTCTAAAAAATCCCAACTGAACGCCAGGTGCTGGTCTCGTATTTGCTAAAAAATTAGCCATTATTCTTTAATTCGTTTATTTCTTTTTTCAAATCTTTTATCGCCTCGATTAATACTGCAGTAATTCTACCATAAGATACGGAATCTACTTTACCTTCTGAATCGTAAAGTACCACATCAGGTAAAATTTCGGCAATTTCTTCAGCAATAACACCCATTTCTTTAACGTTATTCTCTTTTTTAACGTAAGTAACGCCTCTTAATTGTAAAACTTTATCCAAACCATAACTAATGGTTTCAACATCTTTCTTATATCGGATTGATGAGTTTTCTGTTAACGTACCACCAACTGTCATATTACCACCGGTTGTTAATGTGCCGTTGAAATAGTGTGCTCCTTGTGAATCTTTAAACTCAGTTCTTGATGTTGTTTTTACAATATTAGAATAATATGATGAGTTAGATAAACCTCTATATGAATTAGCACTACCCGTGGTTTTAACTCCGTCCATTCTAACTAAAGTAACCATCGCATCTCCATCGCTCCAACCCCCGTGTCCCGCATTGTTAAATCCACCTACGTGAAAAACAGGACGAGCGTTTGCGCTAGCATCTCTACCTACCACTAAGAAACCATCATTATTGTTATAACAATATAATGCGGTACACCATCCTTCACCACTTAAAACTTCTGAGGTACTTCTAAGTGATAATCCCGTAGCGTCCGAGGTAGAAGTTGCCGCCACTTGTGACGCTGATACACCAGCAAATGTTGGTGAATTACCTGTACCAACACTTTGGTTAATTGTATATGCGGTAATGTTAGATGCTGTTCCTGTGGTATTTTGATTCCACGTAGGTATATTTCCTGCGTGATATATAGTGTTTCCTCTCCAATAAGGTGCTGTTGCATTTACTTGGAAATATAATTCATTTATTGAACCGTTTGTTCTATAGAATCTAAAATCACCACTGTGTTGTATTAAACAAGTAACGTCACCGGCCGTTATACTTCCAGCGGCGTCTGTTGGGTAACCTCGTATAATCATTCCGTGGTAGTTATCGGCATATGCTATACGGCCATATCCACTCTCATTGAATCTAAGTGCACCTGTCATTGTTCCACCCGCTAATGGTAACGCATCAGTAATTCCATACCCACTTAGAGTTGTTGGTTTTGATGAGACGTTCGCAAATGAAATGCCGGTAATATACCCATTAGGGTTAGTTGCATTATATGGTGTATATCCTAATGCAGTTGTAACCGCACTTGAGTTAATACCTGTTATATAACCAGGTCCGTTTGTTAATTGATTAAGGTTTGTTAAGTTACCCGAATCCCAAATTGTATATCTCGTTGCTTTATTACCACGATATATGACTCCCGCAGGATTTAAATATATGTTGGCGGTAGATTCTATGGCTAAGTTATCTTCCACATTACCTACACCATCATTAGATGTACCTATTCTAAGTACTGACCTTTCGGAACCACCAGCGTCACTATAAGTTGTACTATTATTGTCAAATGTTATGTAACCATAATCGTCACCACCTGTATTAGAGCCACCAAAAGATTCTTCCCTACCAAAATATAACGCATTACCCGCATCTATACCTAAATCAGAACTCATTCTTAATTTACCCGAAAGAGTAATTTGAGTAGATGAGGTTGCCCCACGAGCAGTTACTGACGACAACGTATCAGTTTCAGTGTATGAACTAATGTATCCACTTGGATTGGTTGCATTATATGGTGTATATCCTAACGCCGTAGTTACAGCACTTGAGTTAATACCAGTAATGTAACCAGGACCATTTGTTAATTGGTTAAGGTTTGTTAAGTTACCTGCGTGATAGACAGTATTTCCACCATAAGTTAATGCACCTGTTCCACTTCTACCTAACGCAGTTGTGTTACTGTTACCAAATACAATGTAACCTTGTGTGGCGTCTTGGAGACCGGTAACTCTAAAAGTATTTGCAATATTAATATCACCAATCCAAGTGTCATCACCAAGTCTGATATTTGTACCGTTTGCATTATTTGAAGTAATTACATAATCAAATGTTGGTGTTGACGTTGTTAAAACAGCCTGATTTAAATAAGTTCCAAATCCTGTTGTTGATGCTAGTGATATTTGAGAAGAACCTGAAACCAATGCTGGTTTGTCAGTTATACCATTGAATGATATTTGTGCGGAACCGGATACTACGGATATTCCGTTAAAGAAACTACCTGAATGTATTGTTGTACCATCCAATACCTGTGAACTTCCTGATACTACACCACTTGGGAGTTGAGCCGAACCCGACCAAATACCTGTACCACTTAATACTTGTGATGACCCTGACACCGTACCTGATGGTAGTTGTGCAGAACCAGACCAAACACCTGTGGATGTTAATATTGTTGCCGCGGTTATTGAACCACCTAATGATGTACTAGTACCCGCAATTGTGATTGAACTATTTGTAAGTGAAGAGTTACCAATATTCGATAATGTGTTAGAACCTCCACTAATTGTTTTATTTGTTAATGCTTGTGATGCTGTCTTTAATACAACTTCGTCTTCAGAACCTAATGGACCTGCAACCCATTTATCATTTGTTGAGTCCCAAAGGAATGAACCTGAAGTGAATGTTGGTGATGTTGCATCTCTTACAACGATACCCGCATTAGTTGCACCCGTACCATTTAATTGAATGATATTATCACCAATATTAACTGTTGTTGAATCTACTTGAGTAGTGGAACCTTGTACGGTTAAATTACCTTTAACGGTAACGTTTGCACCACTTAAACCAAATGCAGTATTAAATGATGTGGTAAATGAATTCAACGCAGTAATTGCGGTTGTGTTACTACTCGTGTAAGAATTTAAACTACTTGACGCAGTTTCTAACGCGGTTAATCTACCCGAAGCACTACTTGTGAAACTATTCAAACTACTTGTTGCGGTATGAATAGCATTTATGTTTGTAGTGTTACTACTTGTATATGAATTTAAACTACTCGTTGCAGTATGAATCGCATTAATATTAGTAGTGTTACTACTCGTGTAAGAATTCAATGCATTGATTGCGGTGTTGTTCGAACCTGTGTAAGTATTCAATGCTGCGATTGAACCGGTTACCCCCTCAATAGAAGTTAATCTACCACCCGCACTTGAGGAAAATGAATTCAAACTTGCGGTTGCTGTGTGAATTGCATTTATATTTGTAGTGTTTGAACTTGTATAAGTGTTCAAACTTCCTGTGGACGTTTGTAACGTACCAATAACGGTGTTGTTACTTCCTGTATATGTATTCAAACTCGCAGTTGAGGTATGAATAGCGTTTATATTAGTTGTATTAGATGATGTGTAAGTGTTTATAGAACCGGTTGATGTTTCCAACGCAACTAACCTATCCGAAGCACTTGATGTGAATGTGTTTAAACTTGATGTTGCGGTTTGTAATGTACCGATAACGGTATTATTACTTCCCGTATATGTGTTTAACGAGGATATAGAACCAGTAACCCCCTCGATTGAATTTAATCTACCATCAGCACTTGATGTGAATGTGTTTAAACTTGCTGTTGAGGTCTCTATTGCGGTTAGTCTACCATTGGTAGTTCCTGAGTAAGTGTAAAAACTTGAAGTTAGGGTATATCTCGGAGCAAAAGATGCGGTATCTGCACTTGTGGTGTTACCACTAATGGTTGCATTAATTATTCCAAGTACCCTTAAGTCTCCCTGTATTTCCGCTGAAGAGGATACCGACAGGGAACCCGATATGTGTGCGTCAAATATATTCATCTAATATGTTATTATACTTAGATAAATACTTTGTTTGTCGGTTATGACTTCCGTTTATTTAGGTAAATAATCGGGAAAATTGGATTTTACAAACTGAAGTAGTTTTTTGGAGTATTCTTCGTTGTGTTTTGGGGTTGCGTGTTTACCATCAATAGAAAATTCACGGAAATCTCCGTAGTCACCATCGAACCGATATTTGTCAGAATATTCGTTATCCATAAGGAAAGAACCGTTCCATATATATGGGATGTTCCTGTTCTCCAAATAATTGGTAATTAGAAGATGGTTTTTGTACCAATTGATTAAATCGTTCTCGTCGTGGGTAATTCTTGCAATTGATTTATATTCCTCCTTCCCTTCACTGTCTTCCTTAAAATAACCCCAAGGGGTCATATGAAATGGTTCCAACTCTCCATTGTATCGATAGTATTCTTTACGTGATGGGTAGGTATACATCAAGTTAACCAAATTAGGTCTTATCTTTTGAGTTAAGGTAATTACACACCTAGCAATATAGTCGTTACTACGCCCACCAAACCCCAAATTTAAATCTACTCCGTTGTCTATCTGTCTTGAGAAATAGTGAGGCCAAGTTTGGTTATCACTTACCCCAACGCCTTCAGTATGGGAACAACCAACTGACATTATTCTAAACCCATCCTTATATAATGAATCCCCCCTGAACCCCATTTCATTGTATGTGTAGGTATTCGTTTCGGAAATGTCGGAACCTGACGTATTAAATGTTTTATTTCTACGTTCATCTAATCTCCAAGAATGGTTACCCACCTCAAACCCCGAACTTGTCCAAAACTTCATTGATTTCATATTAAATTCTTGTTTCTAATGAAATGACTAACTTTATTTTTATCCGCAATGTGACAAACTCCGTTCATTGATAACTCATCAAACGATGGGTTATGTTTATATAGGTAATTTATATCATCAAAGTATAAATTTAAATATTGTTGGTTTAAGGTTATTGGTGGTATTCCGTGGTAACGTTTATTAAAAAAATCGTAGTTTTCTTCAATAATTTCTAAAACTTCGGAATATGATTTATTTACACTTCTAAAGTTACGAGACGCAATTATTGAGGTGTTATTTAATTCGGTATAATCTAACGAGGTATTTGAATATAGTTTATGTAGTTCAGTAAAGTCCTCGATTTGTGAACTCGACAGAGGATGTTTGTAACATAAATTTAGTTTATCCTTTTTAATTATATCCAATAATTTTTTAATATCCTCAACCACTAAATCATTATCCAAATGTATAAAAGGAAATTGAATTTCGGATAGAACTTTTAATTTAGGATATGACCATATTGTTGGTTTTCGGTATCTATCCGATAGGGACAATTCAACCCAATCATAAACTAAGTCTAAATTTTTAAAATAATCGATATCGGAATATATTATTGGGACTTCACCTTGTATATTCAAACTTTGAATTGAGTACTTTAAGTAAACTTCAGTAATCTCTTTAAGTCTGGTTGGTAGGTATGTGAATACTATTCTCATTATAATAATGGTCGTTTTGGTATAGGTTCGTCACTTATAACTCCATTAACTATCATATCCAACATTGAATTTTCTTTATGTAATCTATCAATAAAAATGTCGTGACATTCTTTAATCCAATCCTTACATAGTTGATAATTGTTATCAAAATCACTAATGAATGTTCTTACAAAATCCGCAAATAGTTTTGCATTTCCCTGATATTGTTTAGATTCATCATAAAAAGGATGTTTTCTAATTCCAACTAAATCCATAATACAATCGTATGGGTATGAATGAGTGGAAACGAAAGGAATGTTTGCTAAAATTAATCCCAACGACTTTTCACTTAGGTATTGACTGTGGTAATCGGCAGAATTATGTGCCCAAGATTCGTCACATATTTGAATCTTTGACATTGGTAATATTCTAAGAAAATAGTCAAGTCCTACTGTTATATTTGTTAATACTCTTAAGTTTTGGAAATCAATTTCCGAGTCGTAATCGTTTAAGTGGGCACCCTCAATTTTTCTATATTTTGGCTGTACAGAATCTTTTCCAATTACATTTGTTTGGGAAACGAAAATATCTTCAATTTGTGTTAATTCTTCTGCAATTTTAACTCTAAGTGGTTTGTGTGCTCTTACAGAATATCCCATTTTGTATTTTGGAACAATGGTGTCACTAATATTCTTATAGTCATAAAACCATCTAATACTAATCATTTCATTCCATTGAAAAATAATGTTAGTGAATGGATTGTATAAATTTGGGTGCTTATTGAGGACTGTCTTATTTGTAAAAATATTGTCAGTTATAATAAAGTGATTTGATAACCTAAGTATTTGATTTTCAATCTCTTCAATTTGTGTGGTTCCATCGGTTTTTACTTTTGCATTATCGTTCTTAATAAAAAGCTTTTCGGTCCTCATTAAAGATACTATCCAATTTTTTTTGTTTTCAATTAAATCCGCAATTCTTTCAATCAATGCAAATGAATCAGAACCTCTATGTTCGGTACTGTCAAAATTTCTGTCTTGACCTCTCTGTCTAAGTGCACCAAAAAAATCAATAATGTGGATTCCTTCATTATTATTAATTTCAGGATTAAAAAGTACTTCAAAATCTTTTCCTCTATATTGGAACGTCACATATCTAATTGCACCACGAGAATTATCAATTTCCGTTATTTTCTTGTTTTGAACGTTATGAAAAAACTTTTGAAATAACATATCATTATAAAAATGATGTACATATATTTTCATAGACTAAATTAACTTTTTACTTGTTTTATCTCTATTACCTTTTCTTAATCTATCCTCACCATTAGAATCAAAAATATCTTCATAGTATGTAATCGGTACATTAAGTTTGGTGGATAATTCATTTAACTCCTTATTCCATTTTATAACGTCATTATAACATAATTCATATATTTCTGAAGGGGCCTCCTCATAAACATATGGTGTATTAGAATTATAGTTTTTATTTTTTGAAAAGTATGTTTGATACGCGTGCGATTGAGTACACTCTAATACATTTTTTCTTGTTAGTAATATGACCTCATCAAACTCCTTAGACAATTCTAAATTATTATGATGATGACATATTATTGTTTTAACTACGACGTCTCTTTCACCATTATATTTAACTCTATCAGTACCATCAAACGGTTCAAATAAAGCTTTTAAATTCTTTTCTTTCGCCACTTTGTGTAATAATGAAGTGGAACCTGTTCTTGGTAGGGAGATGATTAATACACTCATAGTAATGTTTTATTACTTTTAACTCTTGGATAATCAAAATCTGTTTCGGTCATCCACACGTTCAACGCATATCTTATTCCCTTAGTTACTGGTAAAACTCCGTGATATGTTTCAGAACCGTTGAATGAAATACTATCACCCAACTTTAAATCACATAAAGTTAAACCGTCCAACGTTTCGAAATGATGTGATGGATTTTCATCTTGAGTTAATACGAATTGACCCCCTTCAAAATTATCGGAAAGAACAATGACGGTTGTTAATTCACTTGATTTGTCTTTATGTAAATTAAGGTATCTACCATTGTAATATGATGTTAAACTAATATTAAAATTTTTTAAATTAAAATCATCATAATTAAACCATAATTTAAATGTACCGGTTTTATAGTTGTTTATTAATAAATCAATTATTTTTGTTTTAAAATTATCGTCATATATACGTCTACAATCCCAATTTTCGGTTGGTTTATAAGAAAATGGTTCACCATATTTAAGACAAAATTTTATTATCTCTTTTGCCGAATCCTCATCACAAAAATTATTGTTTATTGTATAATTCATAACAAATACGAATTTTTTGATTTACTATGTTTTAATATATTACCCTCACTTATAAATTTATATAATTCATCAGCAATCAATTTATACCCGTTATTACTTGGGTGTTTACCTGCGGTTGTATCTACCCATCGATTATTATCCTCCCAAACATCTTTTCTATTTGTATCAATTAATAAATTAGCCATAGTACTATTTCTATAACCCCAATACCTATTACCTTCAATTAAATGAGTTTTATCAACTAAAACATCAATATTTTTATTAATCATAGTGTCAAATGCGTCACAAAAAACATATCTAATTCCCAATTCCTTAAACATAAATTGTAAATGTAGTATGTAGTTTTGGTTAACTATATCATAGTACGTGTCGTTAAACAAATTACTAATGTAGTAATCTCTAAAATTCTTTTCCGCCCTATTATAGTTAACATTATCTCCACTAACACCGTCGAAAATGTATTTGAAAAGATGTTGCTTACTCTTATATCGTTGACCCCAAATGTGAAAACTATTTTCATTTGGGAAAAATGGTAACTGGTCTCTTAAGGATGAGGACCACATAATAACAACAAAATCATCTTGAGTGATGATTTCATTTTTTAATTGATAGCAAACTGTATTGAATATTGAGTTGTTTGAAAAAGCACCAACTCCATTATTTTTAACTTCACATTCAAGTAATTCTGATAAGTGTTTTGGCCAACAAT